CATCATGTTTATACCGGTCTGGAGGAGTACGGAACCACAGGCCTGCTGAACGACCCGGATGCCACGGAGACCGTGGTCGCCAACGGTGCGAAAGGCTCCTCCAAGTGGCCGGACAAAACGCCGGACGAGATTCTGGCGGATGTCAACGCCGCTCTGATGGCCAACTGGGCGGCGGCGGAGTACGACGAAACGGCCATGCCCAATCACATCCTGCTGCCCTACGAGCAGTACAGCGATATCCTCACCCGGAAGGTCACGGACCTGGCTGCGGAGACCATTCTGGACTTCCTTATGAAGAACAACGCGGCGGTCAAGAACGGCGGCTCCCTGTACATCGGCCCCACCCGTTGGTGCAAAGGAGCGGGTACCGGGAAGTCGGACCGCATGGCAGTGTACGTCAACAACCCCCGCTTCCTGAGCATGGACGAGCTGGTACCTCTGAACCGGATCATGTCCAGCCCCAACGTGACCAACGTGTGCTATGACACCGCCTATATGGCGAACATCTCCCAGGTGCAGGTGCTGTACCCGCAGTGCATCGCCTACTACGACGGAATTTAAGGAGGAGCGGCCATGACTGTTTATTCCAAGAGAAATATTATCCTGCCAGGCCCTGGCGGGGAGAAATTCCGGATGAAAAAGGGCTATATCGGCCCGGCGCCGGAGTGGGCGGAGAAATCCGCCTATCTGAAAGCGCTGGCGGCAGACGGGAAAGTCGTTATCACCGAAGAGGCGAAAAAGCCTAAGAAGCCTCCTGAGGGCGAAAAGTAATGCAGCCGCAGTTTCATGGCGTGCGGGAGGCTGCCGCCAATATCAGCCGGGGACAGGGCTGCTATACAGCGGAGATGTTTCAGGAGGATTTTCCGCAGTTCTTCAACAAGGCCATGATCTGCCTGGTGCCATACGGCCTGCTGGGGGATTTCATCCGGCAGGCCAACGGGGCGATCTCGCCGGACCGGTGGCTGGAGGGCTGGCGGTACGCGGCGGGGCTGTACGTGGCCCACAACGCCGCGCTGTACCTGCGGACCTTTGCAGAGAGTTCCGATACGCCCGCCCAGGCCGCCGCTACGGGGGCTACAGTGGGCGTGGTAAAGTCCGCCGCGCTGGGGGACAGCTCCGTCACCTATGACACCGGCGCCCTCACCAAAGCCACGGCGGACTGGGGCGACCTGAACGCCACCCAGTACGGACAGATCCTGGCGACAAAGGCCCGCATGGTGGGCATGGGAGGGAGCTATGTCCTATGAATTATGCTGACTGGTACACGGACCGTATGGACATCCGCCGCGTTGCGCCGGTACGGGACGGCGCGCTGACGGTACACCAGAGGACCGCCGTTGCGGAGGACGTTCCCTGCCGGGTATACCGCAGCGGTTCCCACGGCCCCCGGTTCCAGCCCACCGCCGCCATGACGGAGGGGGAGGACAAGCTGGCCTGTGACAACCACGTGGACATCCAGGCGGGGGATGAGCTGCTGATCTACCGCGGCAAGGGCGTCGGGGCGCGGCATCCCGCCATCCGGGCCTTTGCCGGGGACCCGGTGTACTTCCATGAGCCGTTCGGCGCGATTATGCCGGGGCTGGCTCACCAGGAGGTTACGCTGCTGCAGCAGGAATACGCGAAGGGAGCTGTTGAGAATGGCGATGGGTGACGCCCTGCGGCGGCGTATGGAGGAGCTGGCGGCGCGGCAGCCGCAGATTGCGCCCCGGCTGTCCGCCATTGCCCAGGGGGCCACCCTGCGGGCCGTCGAGGCGGCTGTGGAGCGCACCCCGCCCAATGACGGCGGCCTGCGGGGCGTCAACACGATCAGCGGGGAACTGGCTCAGCACTGGGCCACGGACAGCCGGGTGACGCCGGTCCAGTCCGGGGACGTGCTTGTCACCACGCTGGAAAACGACAAGCAGTACGCCAGCTACGTCAACGACGGCCACCGGATGGATAAGCATTTTGTACCGGGGCTGTACATAGACGACAGCGGCCTGCTGTCCCGCGACCTGAGCCGGGACGTGGGCATGGTGGTAGGCACGAAGACGACCTATGTACCAGGCGTGTACATGAAGGAGGCCGGGGTGGACAAGTATGAGGAGGTTGCGGAAACGGAGCTGCGCAAGCTGGCCGGGGAGGTGCTGCGATGACCTTCACCATGCTCGCTCTGTCCCGGTCCCTGGCGGACTATCTGGCCCCGTCGCTGCCGAACGTGTCCTTTTATGCGGACCCGAACCAGCAGGGCACCGCCTCCCGCGCCCTGTTCCTGCGCCAGACCAACGCCAGGATCACCAGCCAGGTGGGAGGCCGCTTCCTCCGCCGCCTGGGGCTGGATCTGGTATACCTGGAGCAGCTCAATTCCGTGGATGCGGAGACCCGTTTACAAGCAGCGGCGGACGTGCTGGACCAGCGCATGGAGACGTTCCCCTATAGCAGCGGGGAGGAGAGGCCGGTGCTGCTGCGGACGTACGAGCGGCACTGGGAGATCATGGACAGTACGCTGCACTACAAATTCGATTTGCAGCTCTGGCTGACGTATCAGGAGGACGCCGCGCTGATGATGTCTATTGAGGAGCTGAACATGGAGGTCGTATGAAGGAGAAAGATACGGAAAAGAAATATCCCACGGAGAGCATTTTGCAGAGCAGAGAGTTCTCCGGGTTTCAGCGGGAGTTCGCCCGTGCGCTGCTGACCGAGAGCGCGTATACCCTCCGGGAGGCCAGGGCGATCATGAACAGATTTTTCAAGGGAGGTGAGCGCTGATGGCCGGCGGCAATTGGACCGCGCAGAATAAAGTGCGGCCCGGCATCTACATCAATTTCAGCACCAGGGGCAGTCAGGCCCTGACCCTGGGCAGCCGGGGCACGGCGGCGATCTGCCGGGCACTGAGCTGGGGGCCGGTGAGGGAGATCGTGACCGTTGACGCCGGGGCGGATACCACCGGCGCAATCGGTTGGGGCATCACCACGGAACAGGCCCGGTTCCTGCGGGAGATGTTCAAGGGCACCGACAGCACCGGCGGGCCGACAAAGGTCCTGCTGTACCGCCCGGAGGCTGTGGGAGCCGCTGCGGCGTCCGCTGCGCTGGGCGAGGGCGGCGTCACGGTCACCGCACTGTATCCCGGCGTGCGGGGCAATGACATCTCCATCGTCTCCGCTGAGGATGTGGACGAGCCGGGGACCTTCACCGTCGCCACGCTGGTGGACGGAAAACAGGTGGATATCCAGAGAGCCAAGACCGCCGCGGAGCTGTCCACCAACAGCTGGGTGAAGTTCTCCGGTGCCGGCGCGCTGACCGCCACCGCCGGGGTGACGCTGACCGGCGGCGCGGACGGGACGGCGGACACATCGGCCTACGCCGCGTTTTTGGAGGCGCTGGAGCCCTATCATTTCGACGTGCTGGCCTATGACGGCACGGACAGCACGGTCAATCAGGCCCTGGTCGCCTTTGTCAAGCGCATTTCCGCCCAGGAAGGCCGGTACAGCCAGCTGGTGACCACCAACGCGGAGAACGCGGACAGCCGATTCGTTATCAACTGCAGATCCGGCGTGGTGCTGGAGGACGGCACCGCCCTGACGCCCCAGGAAACTGTCTGGTGGCTGGCGGGGGCGCAGGCCGGGGCCCAGTACCATCAGGCGCTGTCCTACGCCTCCTATCCGGGGGCGAAGGACGTGGTCCCCAGGCTGTCCGGCAGCCAGATCGAGGAGGCCATCAAGGCCGGGAATCTGGTGCTGGCGGAGGAGTTCGGCAAGGTCCGCATTGAGACGGATATCAACACGCTGGTGTCCTATACCCCGGAGATCGGGGAGGTCTTCCACAAAAACCGCTCCATGCGGGTGTGCAACACCCTGGCCAACGACATCTACCGGGAGTTCTCCCTGCACTATCTGGGCAAGGTGAACAACAACGAGGAGGGCCGGGGGCTGTTCAAAGGGACCATCCTGGACTACCTGCTGGAGATGTACAGCAAGGGTGCTCTGCGGGAGCGGCCCACCGGGGAGGACGTGGAGGTGCTGATGGGCAATTCCATTGACGCCATCGTCATCAATCTGGCGTTGGCCCTGGCGGATGCCGTTGAGAAGATCTACATGACCATCACTGTGTCGTAAGGAGGCGTATGGTATGAGTTTTCTGTTGGGACGGGACACCGGAGACTATCTACACCACAGCCTCCGTAACGAAAGGAGGAAAAGAGTAGGAGCTTTCTGTGGGGCGGGGACCCCGCCCACGGCGCGGCGGGCAAGGCGTTCATCACCCAGGAGGGCCGCATCATCGAGCTGTTCGGGGCGAAAAAGATTAACGCCCAGGGCGAAATCAGCAGCAACGACATGAAGGTCATTGGCACCAAGAAAATCCAGAACAAGCCCGGCGGCGTCAAGCAGACCGGTACGGGAACCGTTTACTACGGCACCTCCGTTTTTGCGGAAATGCTGGAGAAGTACATCCACACCGGCGAGATGCAGCCGTTCAATATGCAGGTGACAAACGAGGACAAGGCCACCTCCGTGGGGGCGCAGACCGTAGCCCTCTACGGCTGTCAGATCAGCAGTACCATCCCCATTGCGATTCTGGACGCGGAGACGGACATGCTGACCTTCGATTTTTCCTTTACCTTTGAGGACTTTGAAATCCTCCGGAAATTCAACGACCCGGCAAAGCTGGGGACATAAGAAAGGATGTAAAATATGAGTGATCTGCACGCATTCCTGCACCCGGTACAGGGTGATGATACCGTAGAGGTTGTCATCTCCAAGCGGTTTTTGGGCGAGGACGGTAAGCCCGTCCCCTTTAGAATCCGGGCGCTGACCCAGGAGGAAAACGATGAACTTACCAAGAAGTCCATGCATCTTGCGAAGGGCGGCAGGCGTGGTGAAAAGGAGCTGGACAGGATCGGCTATAACCGCCGTATTCTTGTTGCCGCTACGGTTTCGCCGGACTTCAGCAATGAGGAGCTGTGTACAGCCTACGGGACGATGGACCCGCTGGAGGTACCCAGCAGAATGCTGCTGGCGGGAGAATACGACCGGCTGAGCCGGGAGATTCTGGCCCTGTCCGGCTTTGATGAGGATTTGGAGGAACAGGCAAAAAACTGATGGATGGGGACGACCCGGACACCCGGCTGGCGTACTATATGTTCGTCAACTACGGGTGGCGTCCACAGCAGGTGGACAGCCTGCCGGA